TTAATGGGATATGATAACGAGGAAATTCAATAATGGTTAAGCACGACACAGAAGCACGTTTAGTTACGCATGAAGAGATTTGTGCGTTACGTTATGAGCAAATAAACGCAAGGCTTAAACGCTTAGAGCAAATCTTATTAGGCACAGCAGGTTTCGTTATTGTATTTTTGTTGACACAATTTACAAAATGACATTTATTACAGAGAACAATATAGCTAATTTATACTCAGCATTAATAGAGTTCCCTGTATTTGACGAATATAAACTACCACCTGCATCTAAAGTAGATTTCGTAGTAGTGCATGACGATAGTATATGTGGACAATATGAGCCACCTGAAGCTGGTGATCCTCATATCATTACTATAAGCACAGCTAAGTGTGGTCATTTAGATACAGTTATAAAGACCTTGTGCCATGAGATCATACACATGATTTGCTATTTAGAATCACCTAAAACAGAAAAGTATGCCACACATAAAGGTTTATTCTTAAAACTACAAAAGAGAGTAGCTAACTCACTTGGCTACGATCCTAAAGAACTATAAGGAGTATTATCATAGATCCAGTTACTATACTAGCAGCATTAGGACCATTAGCAGTAGATTTAGGTAAATCACTTATAAACAGATTTGTAGCACCTGACCAATTCAAACCTGCTACAATAGAACAATATGCTCAAATGAAACAGATTGACCTAGAGTTCTTTAAGGTTATGAATGAAGCTGGTGGTGGTAATCCATCTTATCCATGGGTAGAAGCTATTGTAAGACTCATGCGACCAGCTATAGGTTTATTAGTATTAGCAACATGGGCAACTATGCACCTACAAGGTATCGCAACACAAGAAGTAGATAACTTTGCTAGTGCGGTTGGTTTCTATCTCTTTGGGGAACGTAGTTTATTCTACATTAAAAAGAAATGATAGTCTTAGACATACTAAACTTTATCGGTTTAGCTATACTTAAATTATTAGTTGTTTCATTGCTATTCGTAGCTATGGGATTCTCTATCTTATTTATGTATGCTATGCAGTATTTAACTCAGGCACTTAACTACATTGACAAGAATGTTAATTGAAGTAAAGCGATTTGAGTTTAAAGATACACACACGATAGGCAAATTATACATAGATGGTGTATATGAATGTTATACACTAGAAGATGTAGTTAGAAATGGCAGTAAAGTGATAGGTAAGACTGCTATCCCTACCGGTGAATACAAAGTCATTATAGACGCATCTACACGCTTTAAACAAGATATGCCACATATACTAGATGTTCCTAACTTCACAGGTGTTCGTATCCATTCAGGTAATACTTCAGCACATACAGAAGGATGTATCTTACTTGGCACAACATGGTCAGGTGGTGACTTTATCGGTAATTCTAAATCAGCTTATAAAAAATTCTTTGACAAACTCAAACAAGCTAAGACAGCTAAAATCATTGTATGCTAGATTATCTTATCTGCGACATTCTCTGCGCTATTACGCATTTTAAATATGTTTTCTTATTGATTATCATGTATTTAGTGTATAATAAAGTATCTCAACACTAGGAGAGTTACTTGAAGATACTACTTTTAGATATAGAAACAAGTCCGAACACAGCGTATGTTTGGGGATTATGGAACGAAAATATACCATTAGCAAGATTAATAGATTCATCTCAAGTGTTATGTTGGGCTGCAAAATGGCATGGTGAATCTAAAATTATGTTTGATTCAATTCATAAATCTAAACATAAAAATATGATTAAAGGTATTCATTCTCTTATGGATGAAGCTGATGCAATCGTACATTATAATGGCTCAAGATTTGATATTCCAACTATTAATAAAGAATTTTTATTGCATAAATTTTCTCCTCCAGCACCATACAAACAAATTGATTTATTACAGGTAGCTAGAAAACAATTCAGATTTACTTCTAATAAATTAGATTATGTAGCTCAAAAATTAGGTTTTGGAAATAAAAATGAAACTAATTTTCAGCTATGGGTTGATTGCATGAATAAAGATTCAGCAGCATGGAAAATAATGGAAGCATATAACAAACAAGATGTATTGTTGTTAGAAAAAGTATATGACCATTTAAAAGGATGGATTAAATCACATCCTAACCATAATGCATATTCTTCAAATACTTGTTGCCCAAATTGCGGTTCAAGTAAATTACATGCTAGAGGCACACAAAGAAGTAGAACTGCTATCTATCAACGTTTTCAATGTCAGCAATGCGGTAGCTGGGCAAGGTCTGCTAAATCAGAAAAAATTTCAAAAGACTCTTTAGTAAATATATAACATGAGACGTTGCGGAAAATGTAAAGAAATTAAAGAATTATCTGATTTTAGTATTACAACTAGAAAATTGTCTGATGGAACAAAAGTTAAAAGACCTTATTCTTATTGTAAGCCATGTAGAGTAAAAGTAAATAGTGAGAACTTTAAAAAATTAGGCATGCCTAGGTGTAAAACAACACAAAAGGATTATAAACTAAGAACAAAATATAATATTACATTATCTGATTTTCATAAACAAATGGAGTTTCAAAGTAATGTTTGTGCAATATGTAAATGTGAATTTCAAAATGAAAGAAAAACTCATGTAGATCATTGCCATACTACAGGAGAAATTCGTGGGATATTATGTTCTCATTGTAATCATGCTTTAGGTATGTTTAAAGATGATATTAATATAATACAAACAGCACTAGATTATATTAAAAATAAAGGTTCTTGGTTTAGAGGAAACAAAAAATTAACATCAGACAAATCAGAAAAATTCGTCAAAATATAGGATTTATTATGCAACGTTCAGAAGTAGAGATTATTTGTAATCACATGATTGGTAAAACAATTATATCTTGTGAAGCTGAACATGGAGATAGCACTATCATCATCCAGTTAGATGACGATAGCTATATAGAAATTAGTGGTGAAGAACTATCTATCTACGGTGAACTAACACCTAGAGATGACTAAAGGCAGATCACAGTACCATTAGAACTTACTTGGCATACTGTAACAGAGCCATCTGGTGCATATATGGTCGTTGTTTGACTAAAAGCCTTTTCTGTTCCAAATATTGCTAATGCAACCATAGCAAGTCCAAATATCCAATATATCTTACTCATCATCAAACCTCTCTAAAATAGCTTCTACTTCAGGTGGATTAACAGCATCTTCATCTTTTGTAGCTTCTAATAGCTTATTCTTATACCAATCAGACTTTTCTAAATCTTGTTGTGGATTATCTTTAAATGGATAACGTAAGTCATATTTAAGTTTACATCCTTTTAGATAACCAATGTATTCTTCTTTTGTTAAACGACTTTTAATTACGTCTATTGCTTCAATACCACCTACCATGTAATGTGGAGGTCTATTCACCATATCTACCATAACTATCCCCTTATAAAAAGTAAATCAATCACCTGATACGTACCATAAAAAAAGCCTATTATACTACCAATTACTAAAGCGTATATAATATAATCAATTATCTTTAATATCCTGTCCATTTACCATACTCCCTTCCTACATTTACAGATACATACTCTCTATTCTCAAAACGTTTATCTAGTTCGCTATTATAATTCCATTTAGGTAAAGTAAAATATCCTTGACTTGCTATATACCTTATTCTTTTTCTATTAATAATACATTCCCTAGCAAGTTCTTTAATGCTGCAATTAGGATGTGTTTCCATGTATTTAATAATAATTTTTGCTTGTCTTTGGTCGTCTAGCTTAGTGTACATTTTTAATCCCATGAGCTTGTTCTATAAGCCTAGCAAATCTAAATATTCTGTCAAGCGTTAAAACAGCATTACCACTTCCAAATGCTTCTTTATATGCTTTAATAATTTCTTCTTGTGTAAGTGGGTTAGAGTCCACCATAAGCCTCCGTTAATTTTTTACTATCGTATTTAGATATGCCTTTATATTCTTCTACAGGTTCACCAGGAAACAAAGGTGTTATCTTAATATGATGTGTTGTGTTCTTTAAATCGTTTAAATATGATAATTGGTTAGGATGAAACGACCATAGATAAGACTTCTTTAGGTCACCAGACTTAACATCATACTCTTCATAAAGCCATGCTACAGGTTCTTTTTTAGCCATTAGTAAAACACCATCCTTCCTATGTGGGTTTTCTTCCTTTTTCCAAACCATACCTTTTTAGGCGGTATTGAATCATCATGGAAGTATAAAGCATTTGCAACCGGATTTGCATATTTATTGTGAACAATCGTATCAATAACCAAAAGTTTAGTCTCCAGATACGCTTTTTCATTAACTGGACTGTGGGACTGATCTTGCACAGCAAACTGATTATTAGCATAAACGACAGAGCATACAGAATTACCCCAAAGACCAGAATGTAACCTATTACGTATAACATTAATGACTCCAACTTTTTCCTCCAATGTTCTTGTATTAACTTCGTGATAAACAGCAGTTGCATAACACGCTATATCTAGTTCTAAATGGTGCATATCCATTATAGTCCTTTCATGATTTTCTTGTGTCTAGCAAACCCATACAAGCGTATAATTCTATTACAAATCTAAAAGAAAGGAGAACCGCTATGTGGACAACACCATCAGTTACAGAAATGCGTTTTGGCTTTGAAGTCACAATGTACGTAATGAACAAGTAATTGTTATGCTTATGGGGATGCTCCTAGAAAGGAACATCCTCATCTGCACCTTCTACTGCTGGTTTACTTCTTGTTTCACCCTGAGTTTCTTTCATCTGTACAGAACCACTAATAAACTTACCATTAGCACCTTCTCTTACCCAACCTGATAAAGTAAATTCAATGCCATCAAGGTTGAGCTTTCCTCGGTAGTCTGGTCGTCGTGGATTGTCTCCCTTATCGTTCTTGTTTAATGTAAACGTGTTTGTGTTATCGTATTGCGCCATATACTACTCCTTTAGTTTTAAAATTGTTTGGTCTACTTCGTTTAGGAACTTAACCACTTCAGCTTCTAGTTCTGCAATATAATCATTATCCCTTTCAACCCTAGAAACAAAGAGTTGTAATTCTACAGGGAAATTAGGATTATAGCTAACAAAATCTACCCACTTAGCACCGGTACAAGCTAATTGCCATTGCATCTGTGGTATGTATTTACTAGGAACTGATTTACTCATAAGCGTATTAGTATGGGTTGTTTCTATAGGGCATTTAATCTCTATAAGACCTGCATACTTACCTTCCTCTTCTGCATTTACTGCACCATCAGGACTAGCACCACTATTCTTAATAACAGGATGGTCAAAGAAACCTACCTCTGTTACAGATACCCCTTTAGATTGCATATAAAGCTCTCTAGCAGCACTTTCTCTTTCAATTCCATCTAACATAGCCTGGTTGACAAAGCTATCGCCTTTCTTGCCTGTAAGACGTTCTGATACTAATTGAACAAGATAGTTTTGACGTGATGTAGATACACCTGTTTTAGTCTTGGCGATAACATCCGATATTCTGGATGCTGTCACCTTTCCTAGTCTTTGCTGAAACCACTCATCTGTGCGCTGTTCTATCATAGAAAGTCCTTGCTAGATACTGCCTTTGGAGCTGGTTGTTCTGACTCTGGAATATCCTCACCGCTATAGATGTAAAGACCAATACCATGTAACGCAATAGCCTTAGCTAAACAACGCTGCATAGCTGTATTAACTGCCATAGCGTCAGGGTTAGGTATAGCTTGGTTTCTAAAGTTAAGCACAGGTAATTGTGCAGTCATAGACTTACCAAACGCATGGACTGTGCAGAATACCATAAGTGTTTCACCAAACTGTTTAGGTTCACCATAAGTCCATGTAGCAGTTGGGTCTTGCTGTAGAAGAGTATCCACAGCCCAAGCCCATGATAAGTATGATAGACCGTTCTTCTTTTCAATGTGGTCTGAAACATTAATCTTACGTAGTTCGTTATAGTTCATTTTTGCTCTCTCCTCTTGTTGATGTTGTTGCATCATTACTTGATCGTAGTGTTGTTGTTGACTCATTTGCTCTCTCCCATTTATCGTTATCTAATTTAAGTTCGTCATTCAATCGTTTAAGTATATCTGCTATATGCTCTAAACCATTCGCCATATTATATACCCCCAAAATACAAAAAGGAATAGCCATATCCACTTATTCATATTGCACCTGCTAACTTACCCATAACCCATATACATAAAGCTACGTAAGCCCAAAAAGCTATTGCAGTAATAATCATTGTTTTAATACTCATGTTTCTCTCCTGGTTAAAATTACAATAGTTATCTTAATGACCTAAAATAACTTGTCAAGTATTTTGTAGTAAATTACTAGAAATAAAATAGTTTGCAAATAGAAATACATTGTGTTAAGGTTTTGCCCTATGGAGATATTGCGTTACATTATATTAGATGAATTTGACGGAAAACCGCTAAGAGCCTTTAGTAACAAGGCATCTGCTAAATGGTTTTTAGAGTCAAGACCTAATTGTAAGCTCCATATTTTGCCTAAAGCAAAAGTTGTGCCAGTAACAGAACTTTATGAAGAATGTTTATTTTAAGGAGAGTATATGAGAATTAAGAATTGGGAAAAGTTTAACCTTTACAAGCCTAGAAACCCACGCTATCAAAAAAAGATGACATGGTTTAAATTTTATGGTACGGATTATATCAATGACATAGAGATACATAAGTTATCTTTTGAACAAAAAGCTGTTTTAGTAGAGTTATGGTGTCTTGGTTCTGAAAGTGATGGCATATTACCTGACAACTATGAAATAGCTTTTAGACTTCATTATCCTATTGAATTTATTGAAAAAATAGTAAATGAACTATTTACTAGAGGTTGGCTAGAGGAAAACTATAAACCTGCTAGCATAGAGAAGAGAAGAGAAGAGAAGAAAAGAGAAGATATATATGTCGTTAAAACGACCAATAGGTTTGATGAATTTTGGGAAAGCTATCCTAATGTTCGTAAAGTCAACAAGAAAACTTGTTTAGAAAGATGGGCTAATAAAAATCTTGACGCTATAGCAGATGAAGTGATAGGGTATGTAAAAAAAATGAAAGATACTCAATCATGGAAAGATGGTTTCTCACCAGCACCATTAACGCTATTGAACCAGGAAAGATGGAATGATGGTGAAATGCCAACAGAACGTAAAGTTTGGGAAGGTGGTATTTAGTGAACATAGGTGAAGTGATAGATAAACTAACTGTCAATCAGTCAGTCATTACTGATTACTACGAACAGGAGTTTAGTCATGCAGAGTTTAAAGTTAAAAGTACGGATATATTTGCTGATGATTTGGTCAAGTATTTTGGTGAGGAAATTCATAGTGGTAAATCACTTGGCTGGATTAAGACGGAAGATAAGTTTCGTGTTAGGAATGCGGAAGTAAACATTCTCACCGGTGTATCAGGTCATGGTAAAAGTATGTGGTTATCACAAGTCATATTAGCTATGATGCGACAGAATACTAAATGCCTAGTAGCTAGTTTAGAGATGCGACCTGTTCTTACATTAGCTCGTATGATTACACAAACTTTAGGATCACCAGAACCAACAGATGATTTTATTCGCAAGTGGACAGATAGAGCAAAAGACAAACTGTATATTTATGATCAAACAGGTGTCACTACTTCACAAGACATGATAGCAACGCTATACTATGGCAAACATATTCTTGGTGTAGATGTATTTGTGATTGACAGTCTTATGAAGATGAGTGATATATCTGAAGAGTCTTTAGAAGCTCAAAAGTTATTTGTAGATAAACTAGCAGTTGTGTCACGTGATTTAAATATTGCAATTTTCTTGGTGGCTCATACTCGTAAAATGAAGTCAGAGGATGAAATACCAGATGCTACAAACATCATGGGTAGTTCACATATCAGAAATTTATGTGATAATATTATTTGCGTATGGCGTAACAGAGCTAAAGAAAAGTTAGTAGAAGCTGGAAAAACACCTGAAGAAGAATTAAAGATTATTCCTGATTGCAAGGTCTTTGTTCAGAAGCAGCGTAATGCACAATGGGAAGGTAACTTTAATTTTTGGTTTGATCCTAAAGGATTGCGATACAAGGAGAGTCCATAATGCAAAATAAATATCAAGTTGTTTTGCTTAAAGATGGAGAACATAAAAAATGGCTATTGGAAAAACATTATGCTAGAAGACCTTGTAGCGTTTCATTTGCTTTTGGATTAATTCAAGATAATAAAATTATAGGCGTATGTACATTTGGTTCTCCACCTAACTATAATTACAATGATGGTAAGTGCATATTTAATACTATAAAAGTAAAAACATTGGAACTAAATAGACTTGTAATTAATGTTTATGACGAAAAAAATCTTTTAAGTTATTTTGTAAGTCAATGTATTAAAAAACTTCCAAAACCAACCGCTTTAGTTTCTTATGCTGATCCTAATCAAAATCATCATGGTTTTATATATCAAGCGACTAATTGGCTATATACAGGCGAAAGTACACCAAAAAAAAGATATATATTTGAAGATGGATCAACTTTTGATATTAGACGAGGTATTCAAAACAAAGGTAAAATTGTTGGGATAGAAAATTTAAAACCTACTTTGCGTTATATATTTTTAAACGGAAGTAAAACAGAAAGGAAAAGAATGTTAGCTGATATAAAAATGCCAATACTTCCATATCCCAAAGGAAATAATAAAAATTACGATTGCATTGAAATTGATATGCAATATAATACACAAAGTCAAAAAGGTCTTTTTTAAATGACCATAAATGACTTCATAAAAGAATGTAAAAAGCTATTTGGAAATGATATAGAATACAAAGCAACTTCTAAAGACGGACAAGTATTTAAAACGAAAGGATGGAGAGATGATAAAGTGGGCATTAACAAAAGACAATTTACCAATGTTAGTAGAGAAGTTAAAAACACTTGACTTCACTAAGCGTTGGAGAGTAACAATCACAGATGCTAAACTAAACCGTAGCCTAGAACAAAACGAAAGACTATGGGAACTATACACAAGCATAGGCAATCATTTAGGTATTGACAAACAGCAAGTTCATGAACTTATGTCTTATCGCTTGTTACGCTACCAAACAGAAATTGCAGGTATGCCAGTAGAACTTATAAAGTCAACAACTAAACTAACCACAAGTGAGATGACAGAATACCAACAACAAATAGAGGTATGGGGTCAGACTATGGGTTGGGGATGGGATTACTAATGAAAATATTAATTGCTTGTGAGTTTAGTGGAACAGTAAGAGAAGCATTTACAAAGCTAGGTCATGATGTAACTTCATGTGACTTAGAACCAACAACTATTCCTGGTAAACATTATCAAGGTGATGTTATGGATATTATTAATGATGGCTGGGATATGATGATAGCTTTCCCACCATGTACACATTTAGCTGTTAGTGGTGCTAGACATTTTGAACAAAAAAGAAAAGATGGTAGGCAGCAACAAGGTATAGACTTTTTTATGTCAATGATAAATGCACCAATACCTAAAATTGCAGTAGAGAACCCAATAGGAATTATGAGTTCTATTTATAAAAAACCTAGTCAAATTATTCAGCCATGGGAATATGGTCATGAAGCGCAAAAATCTACTTGTTTATGGCTTAAAAACTTACCCTTACTTAAACCAACAAATATTGTTGACAAAGGTAAATTTTATATAACTCCAAGTGGAAAGAAAATGCCGGCATGGATGAGTGACCCAATTGGACAAGATGGTAAAAAGATTGGATACAATACACCGGAAATTAAAAAGATACGCAATAAAACATTTCAAGGTATAGCAGATGCTATGGCAACTCAATGGGGTATAAATGAACTATAGAAACCCTAAATTACTTAAACTAGCAGATGGCGCACCATGTATGATGTGTTATATACAAGACGGAACAGTAGTATCTGCACATAGCAATCAACTTAGAGATGGTAAAGGAACATCTATAAAGGCACATGATTATCGTATAGCTTTCTTATGTTATCAATGCCATCACATGATAGATAATGACAAAAGTTTAGATAAACATGATAGAATAGCTGCATGGGAAGAAGCTCACCGTAAAACTATAGGTTGGCTATTTACTAATAATCATTTGGAGGTAAAGTAATGGGAAAAGGAAGCGCACCTAGACCATTTACAGATAGAGAAGTATTTGAGTCTAACTTTGATAAGATATTTAGGGTTAAAAAACCTAGTCATGATGTATCACCACATACACTTGAATATGAATACGAACTAAATAAATCTACAGGTGAGGTTCAAAAGTCATATTCTCGTATAGATGTAATATCTCAAAACGGTAACGAAGGCTTACACTATCCTGAGTCTTTAAATCAAGGAACATCTAAACCTAATGGAGAACAATTTGGCAACAAGTCCGACTCAACTGAGTCTTAAGAAATTACGAGAAGAAGGATATACTGTTCAAGTAGTAGAGTACTGGAATAGTTTTGCAAGGATAAGAATTGACCTTTTTGGTTTTATAGACATTATAGCTTTAAAGGGTAAAGAAGTATTAGCAGTACAAACAACGTCAGCAAGTAACATGAGTGCTAGATGTAAAAAGATAGCAGACCATGAAAACGTAGGTGCAGTTCGTGAAGCTGGTTGGACTATCCACGTTCATGGTTGGCATCAAGATGATAAAAGGAAATGGCATTGCAAAGTGAAAGATGTATCGTGAAAGAAAAGATATTAGAATATCTTACAGAACCACGAACCATAAACCAAATAGCGAAACATATAGACTCTAATTATCCTATTACAAAGAACATACTTGTAGAGATGAGAGATGCAAATATTATTCACGCTGTTAAAGATCATAATACTAGACTCATGCAGTATTACGTTCCACAACCACATCCATTACAAACTATATTTGGACATACAGTAAACTTTACAAGTGACCAAATAAAAGGTGTAACAACTTATAACGCAGATGACGCTAAACATAATCTACAACACAAGACTACACAAGAAACTTATGGAGAAAGCGTAGCATATACGCTAACACGATATGACTGATCCATTTAAGATTATAGAACCAACAGTCATTAGCTTTAGTGGTGGTCGCACATCTGCATATATGTTGTGGAGAGTATTACAAAGTAATAATGGTTTACCATCTGACGCTATAGTTTGTTTTGCTAATACAGGAAAAGAAGAAGAAGCTACTTTAAAGTTTGTTAATGATTGTGAAGTAAATTGGAATGTTCCTATTCATTGGT